AACCTACCCAGTCTACCTATACTCAAAAAAAGATTATTATAGAAGCCAACACTACAGCCAGCCCTCCAGGCCAAACCCAAGCCAGTCTTATCCATCTTCTTTTCTGATAAGCCAGTATACCAGATCTCTATCAAGCCAGGACCCGGACCGGGGGCTACCACGGCCAACCGCGGCCCTACCCGGGACATGGGCTCCCCGAGCCGGGCCCCGGCCCTGCCGGGACTAGGGAGTAGACCCCTCGGCCACGCCCAATGGGTACCTACTGTGCGGACCTGGGGACTACGGAGTACGGCGAGCCCCCACTCCGGCCCGGGCCTGCAGCTGCTAGCCCAGCCAGGGGCCACCGACTCGGGAAGCATAGGGACACCGCGGGACACCGGGCCCAGGGTTGTCCCAAGAGTCCACGGACCCGGCCGGATAAATAACCTAATGAATACTACTGACCATACTGAAGACCCTCGCGAGACCCGGACCTTTCCGACCGGCGAGCTTGTGTACAAGAAGGAGGCTGCAAAGTTCTTGGGAGTTTCCTTGAAGACCGTGGACCGCTATGTCTCGGACGGCAGGCTGCAGAACTGGAAGAACAGGATAAACGGCCGGACCTACTATGACAAACAGGACCTCTTGAAGTTACTAGGGAGTAGACTGCCCCAGACTCGAGAGGTATGGGTCTATGCTCGGGCGGCTGGTCTCGCGGATAATAATCAGGCAGGTACTGGGGCCAAGGCCAGGCTGGCGGCCCAGACCGAGCGGGTCCTCAAGTACTGCGCGGCAGCCGGGGTCCGGGTGGACCGGGTCGTGGAGGAGATTGGAAAGGCCGGCTCGCTAGCCGGTAGGGGCGGGCTGGACAAGATCATGGACGCTGTGCTCCGCAAGCAGGTCAGCATGGTTATAGTCGAGACCCCTGACCGGATAGCCCGCTTTGCCGGTGCCGAGATCATAGAGAGATTCCTGACCTGGCACGGTGTCGAGCTGCATGTTGTTAGTCAGCACCTGGTTACTGAAGAGATGAGGGAAGAGTTAAAGTCGGATCTTACGGACATCATCCTGGAGTCCCGCCGCTTGATTGGGGACTAGACCGAATATGGAACCATTGGCTCTCCGGTAATGTCGCCGCCAGTGCCACCGTCAAAGGGCAGCTCAGCGCCTACTGGGGTCTGAGGCTCCTCCTCGTCCAACACGTAAATATGGTCATGGCGGCGGCCCCATTCGCGTAAGAGCACAGCTGCTTTAGAGTTAGCCTCGTTCTCGATCTCGCTACCGTCGGCCCCGTCCAGGGCTTTACCCTCTTCGCGCTGACGCCAGTGCACAAGCTCATGAGCCAGGGTCCGGTACCAGTCAGCTGGAATCCGATCACCCCTTAACACCCAAATGTGGTTGTCCTTGGGACTATAGTAACCCATTGCCCTGTGGTCTTGGGCCTTTTGATGGTCATCCCCTACCCTAATGTTGGGACTGGTGGTTATCCCTAACTCTGCAATACAGAAACGGATGAAGTCTAAATCCTTTTGCGCTAGTGTCTTTGTCATATAGGGTTATTTATTCTGGGCGGATGAGTGTACTTGTGACCCGAATCCCCATGGCCTGGGGGCTAGACCCCGGAGCTCACCGGGGGAGGCACGGACATTTGGTGCACTATCCACCGGCCTGCTAAACGGCGAATGGACCCCTTTTAAGAGTCCATCAGCTACAGTAGTCTTATCCTGGCCAGAAAGGTTTTGGGCACAAGAAAGGGGTCCCTCGTGAGGACCCCTTCCGGTTTATTATAGGTTCTGTTTATGTTTAGGGTTGCCTATATTGTAGCTAGACCTGCATGCTCTAGGTCCCAGCTCTTAGCGAATAGGTTACCGCCGGCTACCTTGAAACCTTTATGGTTCTTCAAGTTGAAGACCGTATCGTGAGAGCCGATCCATGTCAACTCGTTAACGACATCCCATACCGTAGCATCTGTCTTGATGAACTTCTTTTGGGCATCGGTCAACTGTAGCGGATTGAAACCATTACGATAGATACGTTTGGTGGTTGCATCGAACTCTGGAAAGAATTGAGCCTCGGCGGTTCGGGCCAATTGGAACTTAAGGTCCATATCGGTCTCTTGGATTGCACCGGTTACTGAGTACAGGGCTCTCTCCATTTCAGCATAGCTTGCCTTGGTGGTCATGGCTCTCTCCAATCTGGCCTGAAAGGTTTTAGGTACAAAACCGTTCTTGGCCCAACCTTGCATCTGCTCTAGCAATTCACGGAAGGCGTCCTGACCCTGACCGAATTGGAACGCGGTGTCCATGTTACGAGCGACTGCACCGTTGGCGCATGCTAAACGCCAGAAGAAGTCTTCAACTCGGCTCACGGTCTGGCCGTTTACTAGGGAGATCCCAAAACGAAACACCTCGTCCTTACCGATCTTTTCATAACCGACCTGGCTGCCGTGTATCATGTTGATCGCCAATCCACCTGGACCGCCGGTGTCAATTGACTCCACATGCATGTCTGGGATTTCGTTTAGGATGGTCTCTGCTGTAGCGAACAGCGTATCGTTAGATAACCTGTTGTACTTGTCAGCCTTTGCGATATTGGTTACCTGATGGTTCGCAGAGTCGCCGATTAAGAGGAACTCCTTGTCTCCATCACGGGTTTCTGAATATGACTTCACTGCCTGTAGGAGCTTGGTCTCAATCTCCTTGTCGGAGTTCTTATTCATCTTCGTGATTAGGCCGGCGTTGATGTTTACCATCTGGCCCAACCGATTGAAAAACTTGCTCGATACTGGAACTCTTGAGCCCTCGATCTCGATGTGGTTATGCTTGATGGAGTCGTCGTCCAAGTGGATGTCGGATAACTTTACTCTCTTTACTAAGGGGTCGTTGCCGCTTAGGTCTGCTTTGATCTGATTGAATTCTGATTGGCTTACCATGATTTATATTTTATTTTTTATAAGATTAATATACTAAATTGTGTGCTGAAGTTTCCGACTAGTCGGCTGCAGTTTCAGCGGGTTCTGCATCAGTTTGGGGTCTCTTAACGCTTAGGAACAGCGAGTTGAACTGGCCTTCTAGGTGTTGGCGGCGGTCTGACTCTTGCTCGGCCAACTCGCTAACCACGGTCTCCTGTCTCCATGAGGCCGCGTCCCAACGTACCTCACCTTGGACTAGGGAGTAATACATGCGCTTGCCGACTAGGCTACCGCCTCGGCGGTTCTTCGAGAACTCTACGAACCTGCGACCCGCATCGTCAAACTTGATCTCCATCATTGAGGTTGTAGCGTGCTTGAGGTAGGTTGAGCCGACGTACTCACCGCCCTTCGTCATGTGTTGGATCGCGAAGATTGCCTTGCCCTTCTTGTCGGCGGCTTCGATAATCAGGTTGGTTAACCATGTCTCGGCCTTGGTAGACTTCCAGCCCAGCACGTCCTTTAACTTGACGATGATGTCTTGGTGAGAGTCAATTAGGATTACGTCATAGTCGCCGTTGATTGCCTTCTCTAAGGTCTTATCGAAACGACCCATTAGGTAATCCATAACAAGTAGGGTTGGGATGGTCTCGATGATCGGCATCTTTCTGTAATAGAAGAATAGATCGTTACGGGTCATTTCGCTTGAGATGTACAAGATCTTGGCGGTTGGGTCCTGTAACTTAATCTTGGCAAGCATGTCTAAGGTTACGGTTGACTTACCTACACCTGACTCTCCGATTACTATATTAGCCGTGCCCGAGAAAATACCGCCTTCCTCGTCATGATCCGACATTAACTGATCGAACACTGAGCCGGTCTTGAACTTGCGGAAGTTAGGAAACTCCATCGAGCCAATCTCGAAGATCTGAGGTTCATCGCTGATTTCTACTACGGAGTCAGCCTGTACGCCAGCCGTGGCTCTAGCAATCGTGCTTTGGCCTGGGCCTGGGACTAGGGAGTCTCCCGTTTCGAAGCGCAGCTTCTTGATTACCCCATTGAAGAGACCGTACGAGATGCCCGAGGCGTCTGCTGACTGAGTCATGAATTGGGTGTACAATTGTTGGACGGTTAGTTGCGGCACGCGACCACCGTGTTGAGCTTCAAAGAAGTCTCTTACTGCTAATTCTTTTTTGCCGATGCGTTCTTGCATATTACTTTTTGGTTTTGATTGTTAAGACTAATGTACTACAGTTCTATCTATTTTAGTCGTCAGCCGAGCCGTCGAAATAAAGAAACTCTACAGCTTCAGCCATTTCGAACATGCCGGTGTCTTCAAACATGGTATAGGCACCATCGGGGTCTGACATCGCCACGACCTCCATTGCTTGGTAAACGGCATCCTCGCCGTATATTTTGATTGCTTCATCTATTGCTTCTTGAGTTACCATGATGAGTGGGGTTTAAGGGTTAACAAAGAATTGTGTTTCTACTTTCGCACTGCGCCAATCGCCCGCTAGGAGATCCCAGAAGGTGATAACGCTAGGTGGGGTTTGACGTACACCTTGTGGATGTTTGTCCGCTGGGACATGGCGTAAGTTGGTTGTACCTTGGACCTCGCGAAGCGAGCCGTCCTTTTTGATAAAAAAGAATTTTACAATTCCTGTCTGTAGTTGCGCCCTTAAGTTTTGGGCCTCGATTGGTTGGAACGATGTCTGCATAATCTATTATAGTTTAGTAATTAATTGATATGCAAATATAAGCCAAACCTTTGAGACCAAAAAATCTTTTTAGACTTTTTTTAGAAGAAGTTATTAACAATCCATTGTTAACAACTGCCTAGGTCTGGTGCAGGTCGGAGTATACCTCCCGCTTCCCTGTTCCGAACCGTCCCATTATCTTTTATTGATAGAGCAAATATAAGCCAAACCTTTGAGACCGAAAAATTTATTATCACTTTTTTTCGAAGAAGTTATTAACATTAGGTTGTTAATAACTTTACTCTTTGTATTAGCGTTTGTTTTTCTCCATTGTATTCAGCATGCTTGATTGTGCACTTTACTTTTAGGTATTCTGAATCATTTAGGTTTGGCGGAGTTCCACCTTTGTATTTGTAAACCTGCCCTTCCCTATTTTGATATGTAACAATTGAACAATATCCAAATTGGGTTTCAAATGAAAACTGGTCTATTTGAGTCAATTCTAATTCAACCTTATCGCCATTCTGATGTAGGAACGTTGTCTGAGATTTTCTTAGCTCCTCCGCTTTTTTAGCTTCAAGCAATTTAACCTCTGCACAAGTTGCGTACTTTCTAGCAGCTACACAATAAATAGGGTTTACTGAACGACTGATGTTTGAATCAACTGTTTCTAACCAATCATATCTAACAAGTTCCCCTAATTCAATTAAGCGGCGTCTTGCGAATGCTCTTCTTGCACCTGCGAATTGGTCATTGTAACATCGAGCCAATTGCCATACATCATTACACTCTAATATTTCAGTTCCTTTATAACGTCCATAGCTGAATTGAGTTTTAGAGAATTTAATCTCATCGGCTCTCTCCCACGAAGAATTACGACCATACAATTCAAGGTTTGGCTCCAAGTTAGGATACAAGGCATTCACTTTATCTAGATCCTTGCTTATGTTCTTTAGGTAAACGTATCTATGCTTGTATCCACCGAAATGGTGTTTTCCGTTACAATCGGTAAAATATTGTTCTTCTTTTGAGTAATCCCAAAGAGTATAAAATTGAGTGGCAAATCCGATAGCAATCATAATTTTCTTTTTAAGTGTTTAAGATAGAGCAAATATAAGCCAAACCTTTGAGACCAAAAAATCTTTTTAGACTTTTTTTAGAAGAAGTTATTAACATTCGGTTGTTAACAACTGCCTAGGTCTGGTGCAGGTCGGAGTCTACCTCCCGCTCCTGGTTTGGACCGTCCCGTCTGTATCTGTTTGACAAGGCAAATATACAAAATAGTTTTGACAGTAAAAAATTTATTTTAAACTTTTTTCAAAAAAAAAGCTGCCCATTTCTGAGCAGCTGTCGCCTGTCGCCAATCTCGATTTCTCGAAATATCTTAATGTTCAGGTATCTGAACCTCTTCTTCTCCGATCTTGACGGTCTGTCCGATTAGATCCTTGCTGGTTGCTGCCTTTGCATGACCTCTCGCATCGTGATAATCCAGATCTATTTCTTCTTGTGGATCTGAAAGTAGTCTTACCATTTCGTGCGGGTCCTTGACACAGGTTTCCTTGCCGTCTGTGTAGAAGTATAGTCTTACAATTTCATTCATATATACAGATGTTTAGATTATATTTAACACCAGAAATAACCGCCTATTGGCGGTTATCTAGGATACGTCTTTGGTTAGGGGTTAGGGACTCAATTCCGTTCTCGTTGATGAGGTCTAATATATCATCAATTGTCAATTCACGGTGGTCTGTCGAGATTTCAGGTTCCTCACCGACGATTTGTGCAATTACCACCATTAACTCTTCAGGAAGATTGACATCGGCCTCATCAGCTCGCATCAGTATGAAGTAGACGCCGGTTTCCTTGACATCCGCCGCGACCTCTTCTTTCGTGGACTCGGTGTTAAAGACTGACATGATTGCACCGGGAATTGGACAGGCGAACGCGCCACCGACGATGTGTGGTTTTAAAGCGGTTGAAACGGCTGGGCTCGGTTGATTGCCGAAGCGGACTAAGATTAATTTCTGCATGATTTAAAAATTTAGGTGTTAATAGATAAAGCAAATATACAACAAAAACTTGACACTAAAAAATAGTTTATGAATTATTTTCTAAATCGGTTAAGATTTTTACGAAGGCTTTGTCCGCCCAAGTTCTAGCGCCGACTGCAGTGTACTGAGTTTGGCTATAAAGATTGGTGTTACTCCAGTTCTGGTTGATATCTCCGACTTCCATGTCCATGAAAAGGCGTTCGTCCATTAGTTTAATCTTATTACCTGCTCGAGCGAATACTGCTAACCATGTGTTGCTACCTTCTGCTTTAAACTCGATGGTCTGTAAAGCTCCCTTCTTGAAACCTCTGAATACGTCGATCGCAGAGTTCCATTGCTTGCGGCCCCAATTTGCTCGGATTCCAAGGTCTTCAACGACGGTTAAGAACCCGGCTTGGACTTTAACTATCGCGCGGTATTCGCCGGCTTGGCCATTGATAAAATCAACCTGATTGATTCTTTCTAAATTAATGATTTGCTGTGTCATGTGTATTTAATTTGATAGAGCAAATATAACACAAAAACTTGACAGTAAAAAATTTATTTTAAACTTTTTTCAAAAAAATTTTAGGAGGACCTTACGCGTGGTCTTTGGATTTAGGTAATTGATCCGCTAACTTCTTCAGGTCAGCGCACTTCTCGAATTCTTCGTTCTGTTCGAAATGCTTGATCATGGTCCATATTGCTTGAGACTTCTCCTCGACTGGGGTTGAATCATTGATTACATCCTTGAACTCGCCGGTCAAGGCTTCGTATAAGCGATCCATGAAAGCAGAGTAGTCGGTCTGTCTAAGATAGACAAGGTCTAGCAGGATTTTAGAGTATCGGTTTAGATCTGACATGTTTGATTATTTATTTTGACCCAATTGGGCTCTATTATATTATACTAAAATGGGACCGAAGGATTAACCCTCGGTCCCTTTTGTTTTTTCTTGATAGATTCTATTAATCCGCTATGCAAGCTGAACAGCGAGCCTTGAATTCAATTAGATTCTTCTTGAAGTATTCTTCTTGCCCGGCCTTCTTGCCCTGTATGGCTTCCCATAGCGGCTCGGATTCCGTGTGGTAATTGACATCTTCAAAAGAATTGAATAACCTTTGCAAGTCTGACAATGGGGTTTCTTCCGTAACCTGTGCTCCGGTCTCGAGCATTCCATCGTAATCAAAATTGTCTGACCATTTGTTTCCTAATTTGTAGCTCATGATTTTAATTTTTAAGGGTTGATTAATAATTGATGTTGTAAATATAACACTTTTTTCTTAAACGGGAAAAAGTATTTTTAGATTTAGTTAAATGTTTCGGAGAAAGTTTCCTCGAGCGTCCCTAACCTCGTCTGGTCCGTACTCTTTGATAACGATAATCTGGTCTCCTGAGAATCTGGCATCAGCTGCTCCGCCGGTAATATCTTGTAGGTAATTACCTCTTACATCCCAAAGCTGGGCGGTTCCTGATTCCGTCACCAGCACAATACGGCTCTCGTCTGGAGAGAGCTGGGCTGAGACCGCTCGGCCAGTAATTGTTCTGATTAGGTTTCCGGTATTCTCGAATAGATTGACCGTGTTGTCTATTACTCTTACAATACTCATGACGTTTGAATTTTAGAGTTATCGACGCAGGCTCTGAATTCTTCTTCGTCCAATACGTCTGAATCTTCAGTCACCAGTTTCTTTAGGGTGGCCTGGCGAATCTCCCACTGGAGTCTTGATTTATCTATTGGCTCCATGAATGGGCTACCCTCAGAGTAGAGGATATCGACTGCCATTTGGGCCATCGTGTTTGCGTGTTCTAGCGTATTCATTTGCTTATCTCCTTTCTCATTTGTGCACGTGCGACCTTCAACGCGCGGTTAACTTCAGCTGGGGTCTTTCCAACTTGTTCTGCAATTTCTTTTGTAGAAAGTCCATCTCCCACGAGACCATAGAATAGTTGAACAATCTCTAATTCGGTTGGCCTTAACTTTGAAAGTAATCTGGTCAAGACTCGATTAGTTTCTTCCATCTCGAATGGATCAGCAAAATCGGTACGAAGCATTATATCGCCGATTGTATTGTCTCCATCCTCGCCAACGGGTTTATCGATCTGTACGTTTGAGAGATTGATTTCTTCTCCCTTCATTTTACGCTTGTAAATATCGTACTCTTGATTTACCGGAAGTCTAACGATTCTGCCATGATCGCAAAGAGCAAGATTTAGGCGCTTGCGAATCCAGAACTGGGCGTAAGTAATAAACTTAACGTCCTTGGCTGACGTAAATTTTTGAGCGGCTTCAATTAGACCAGCATTTCCTTCTTGAATCAAGTCATCGATGGATAATCCCATACCAATAAACTTATTCGCAAGGGTTACGACGAACTTAAGGTTAGCCGTTACTAGAGAGTTGAGAGCGCGCTTGTCTCCTGCCTGGATTCTGTCCGCTAGTGCAAGCTCCTCTGCTTTGCTTAGCGGTTTGGCAACTGATTCAATACTCTTGAAGTATTGCGGTAGGCCATCCGTTGTTTCAAATCTTTTTGACATAATTATTATGTTTTAAATTGTTAAATTGTTACATCTCTAACTGCACGCACATAGTAAGTGGAGTACTTGTCGTTGAAGTACTGATTGCCATTGTAGAAGTCTTGAGCCCAGGCGAAGTAGCTACTGCCCTCACTAGAACTCCAATAGGAGCCAACGGCAAAATTGCCAACACTTTTTATATTTAACCACATTAGATTCAACTCTTCCTTTGTAGGAAGTCTCCAACCATCTCCCAAATCTTCACATATTTTTTTCGCATCTTCCCAATTGTGCTTACCTAAGTCTTTAGGATACACTTCAAACTTTAGATGTTGTTCTAAGATTATTGGCTTAGATTGTTTTTCAATAGGAGTTAAGCTGTACTCTACTCCATCAATTGTCATTGTTTTCATATTATTTGTTTTTAACTATTTTTATTAGTCTATCTAAACAAGCTTGTTCTGCTTCTTCGTATGTGTTATGACCTTTAAACTCATTACTACCTTCAACTTCATCAACAAAAGGAATATAACTTGGGGTATTTCCAATAAAAGCCATCCAAGAAGATGTACCATTTTGTATGAATACATTTAAATTATACTTCTCTCTAAACCATCTAAATGCTTGTGAGTATAGTGGTGCTGATGCCCATCTTGAATCATCATTTCCTGTTCTATTATTTGATAAGTCTTCTATTAGTTCTTGGTTGCTGACATTGTAATAACCAAAACAAGGTTCATCAAATCCTAATTCCTTTAAAGCTAATGCTTGTTCGTATGGGATAAATTCGCGGTTCATATTTTTTATTGATTAATTATTTAGATTGTAAATATAAAACAAATTTTTGACAGTAAAAAACTTTTTTTAAACTTTTTTTAAATTTTTACTAGGGAGTCCGGTCCCGGTTGGGCGCAGACTGTCCGGACCGGCGGACCACCCGTACTAGGGAGTGGTCAGCTGGCGCGGCCGGGCCGATTAGCCGAAGACTATTTCTTCGAAGAACACGGTCTGTAAGATAACGTCTGCCGTCTCGGCATCGTCTTGCTCTTTTATCATGTCCATTAGAAAGCGAACTGGAGCCTGTTGAACCCGGTCGTGGACATCAGCTAACGAGATTGAGCGAGTGTATTCGCCGTCGCATTCAACGTCTACCATCGTAAGCTCTCCGCCTTCTCGAAGAATCTGCATCAAGACGTCTTCGTAACAAACCGCCGCCGTTGCCGCGTCGCGTAGGTTACGACCCGCTGAATCGTAATCTTCTTTTTTAAACTCGACCTCTAGGCCATAGCCGCCCATGTAGCCTAAGCCGTTGCAAAGAGCACTGTGGAACATCTGTTCTGATTCGTGATTTTCTAATTTAATCTGCATAAAATTGGGTTTTAAGTGTTAATTGATAGAGCAAACATAAAACAGATACTTGACACTAAAAAATTTATTTTCACTTTTTTTAAAAAAGTTATTAACCGTGTTATTAACATCTGAACCATTGTCCACAGTTGCGGCATTCTGAGTAATCGTCTATTTTAAATGCTCTGATTATCCATGACCAGCGGTCAGAATTTCTAGGTTCCTGTGGGTCCGCATAGACCTCTCTTGCCTCGCAATACGGGCAACAAAGACCTTGTGGATTGGGTTGCTCGCTTCCGGTCCTGTTGATTATTAAGCTCTTAATTTCAAGGCTTTTGATTTCTGATAAATTTGATATTTCCATGTCTATATTAGTTTAGTAAGCAAATATAACAATAATTCTTGACAGTAAAAAAAATTTTATTGAATTATTTTTCCAATCTGTCTGGCTGCGGTCTCGCCCGCTAAGAGTAATTCGCAGATTACCTTTGCTCCGGAAAGAGTTTCTTCTTCCTCGGATTCGGGTACCCATTTCTCCGTCTCGCCGAACAGAGTGTATATTCCGCTTACCCTACCCGCACGGTCCAAGCGAATCCATAGATCTCCAAGCTCGCAATGGCCGTGGCAATGTCTGTCCTGTACTGGGTCCCAACTTATTTTTTCCATGGTATATCTATTGATTTCTTTTTCTTGACCAGAATACTACTGTAATGAACATTATGAATACTATTGCAGTAACTTTAATAATATTAAATACTATACCTAATAAACCAACAAAGGAGACCTTGCGAGTCTCCCATTGCTGAATCAATCAACCAAACCAATTTATCATTTTGCGGTGGAGTTCGGTGTTGCTCCGACGATTCTCTCAAGCGGGTTCTGACCTTTTACCCGTAGAATCCTTTACTCTAGTCAGTTGGTAACTCTTGTTACTTCCTCCACCAGTTGTAATCTTTTATCATTGTTATTACCCAATACCAAGGTCTTTTAACATCTTCTTCACTTCTGCTTCTCCCTCTCTCGCACTGTGAATCCTGTTTAGTAGGTCTTCTAATTCTTCTTTACCGGCTTCGGAATCCAGGGCTCCGATACTGACGGTCAAGACCTTGCCAAGTAACAGGATATCGGGCTGATTTCTAGAGATTCCTCCGCTGACCAGGCTGGCGGCTAGGCCGGTTAGGTCTCTAAGTATCTTGTCTCTTTCTTGGTTAGCAGTTGCATTCATAAGTTTATTATACCCAATCCTCGAAGAGCCTGGATTACTCGGTTATTCCAAGGCGGATTGCCTCCGCTCGCTTTAGCTCGCGGTGCACGTTTTGGAATACCTCATTGAAGCCCGCTTTCTCCGCAGGTTTGTATGTGCTCATTACTCTGGGCTGGCCGACCGTAATGCTGTAGCTCTCGCCGATACCGGGTTTTCCGAATAAGATTCTGTGAATTAACTTCTTCATGTCTTTTGAGTTTTAATTGTTTAAGATAAGGCAAATATAAGCCAAACAGTTGAGACCTGAAAATCTTTTATGATTTATTTTTAGATATGTTTAGTATTGATGAAATTGGTGTTCCACCACAATCAGAACACCAACAAACTTGAATAGTAACATTAACCTTTCCAAATTCTTTATCTTTATAGAAGTCATTACCACTTTCTATATTAGTTTCTATTAAATTACATACTACATTAGTACTTTTACATTTTTTACATTCAAACATAGTTCATTTTTTTAATTGTAAAACAAAACTAATACATACTTATTACAAATATACCCTTTTACTAGGGAGTCCGGTCCCAGGTCCGCTCCGGCCGGCCAGAGAAGCCGGCCACCTGTACTAGGGAGTGGCTCCTCCGCCCGGCCGGGCAGGATTACTTAATCAAATAATCCCAATCTGGCGAGCGGTCTTAGACTTGGGTCTCCGAACTGGCGGGTAAAACATTCTGGTCCCCAGCCGGAACGAATACTTTCCGGTACAGTTAGGGTCCGACCGCAGGCGACGCATTTACCGCAGTGCTCGATCTCTGCAGCCTGCAACAGTTGCGGAGCCTTGATCGCGCGGATCAGGAATTCGGCGATCTGAACTTCTCTGGTCGAGGCGTCGCGACCGGGCTTGAATCTGCCGGAATCCGCGAAGTAGGCTCCGACGTAGCTGTAGCCGAGGTCGCCGTCCTGCAAGAGCGCAAGCTGGAGGAAGTAACAATTACCGGGCTTGCCGGTTTCGCGGTCCTTGCGCCGTTTCATCTTGACCTTGATCCATTGGCCAGTTACGGGGTTGGTGATCGTTAGTCGGGAGTTACCGGCAAGGAGAGCGGTTGGAAATGTGGTGTGATTAAGCATGGTTTGTTGGAATTTGATAAAGCAAATATACAACCAATTTCTCAAACAAAAAAATTTATTTTCACTTTTTTAGAAAAAAAAATCCCAACCTCCTGGGCTGGGATCGCTAAGGCAAAATTTGCTAGGCCACGGGGCCGATGAGGTCCCATGCGGTTTCGCCGGTCGGTTTGCCGTTGCGGAGAATTTCGTAGTTTGGATCGGTACCGCTCTCGAGAACGTCGGTTAAGAGTTCGTCGACCGTGCGGAACTCCTTCTGGTAATAGTTGCAATCTAGTGTATACATATTTTCTCTGGATTTAGAAAGCAAATATAACCAAAAAACCCGAGAAATAAAAATCCCGGGCTTTTTTTTTTCCTAAACTTTCGGATTACTCGGATTTCTTCTCAGTCCGATTGCGGTTTGGAAGCATGAGGTTAAGTAGGAACCCGAGACCCCAGGCCTGTAGAGCAGAAATCTCCTTGACACCGGTAAAAATCGCCGGAGCGAGCCAGTTCCAGAGCCACTTGACCGGATAGGCAATAAGTACTGAGGCTAGAAAAGCGAGTCCGACCGCAAGAATCAGGGCCGCGAGTAGAGTTGTTAGTTTTTGCATGGTATTTTTCTTCTTTATTTTTTTAAATTACGGATTAGGGTTTTATCTTACCCAATGTCTCTTTGCCCTGGTCACGAGCAGGGCCTTGACCCGTTTATGTAAGACCGGTCTCTGCACGGTTGCTCCTTTTCTGGCAAGTTCGGAATCTATCCAAGCCCAGTCGATTAGACCCTTGCGGTCCAGAGCCCGCTCGAGAATCCGGTCAATCATGTCAATCTGTTTCTGCATCTTTGACGGTTAACGTATTTTCAGGATCGTGGCCAAGCTCCCTGAGCCGGACCCCTATTTCATGCGCCCATTCAAACTCCTCCCGCTCTACTGCCACACTCTGGGCGGTAGCCAGCGCCTCCCCAATCCGGAAGACTAGGTAACCTTCAAGCTCATCTGACCAGGGTTGACCGTGAGCACTACGTCGAATTTCGGATTCGAGGCCGCGGATTGCCCAACGGACCCGGTGCCAGTCCCGGCCCGTCTTCTCGAGAATCCTGAAGAATTCGGTAACTAGATTTTCAGATAACATCTTTTTTCTGGGGTTAAGTAATAACTTCTTATACTCGGACCAGGTTCCAGGTTCTCGAGACCGGGTCAGACCGCGGAGTCGGACTCCGCAAACCGCAATGTCTGTCAGACAATCGCAACGTTGGACAGGTCTCCACAGGTCTCTGGACAGGTCTGCACAGACCTGCCTGGTCTCGCGAGGTTGGACAGACCCGGACCCTGCAACCCGCTGCCCGACGGACCTTGCCGGAACCGACCCCGGTAACCCGGAATTGCGACCCGGGCAGTGACCCCGGTAGTAGCCCCTGGCGGCCGCCCGGTCTGCTCCGGTAGTGACCCCCAGCGCACCCCAGGAGTGGCCCCTGGCCGCCTGGCTGTGCTCCAGGAGTGACCTTGCCGAGGTAATAAAATGACTCCGGGAGGGCGACCTCAGCACTTTACTTTTTTCCGAAATCCCCATGGCCTGGGGTCTACGTCCCGACCAAATGCGACCGGGTTCCGGGGTTTCCGCGGTCGCCCTCTACCCGGTGCAAATTCTCCCCGGGCCCGGAGTCACGGCCCTGGACTTTTTCCGGTTTCTCCCCCGGGTCTGGTGCCCAATATAAATAACCCCATGCAGAGCTATATCATATCATATTCACTATTTGAGAGCGTCTATTCGGACCATATTCAACTACACCGTATTGGATTGGGAAATCCACCACCTCCTTGGCACTTATCGGGTAGGGAGCTGTTTTACATACTCCATAATTTTCCGGATCCCAAGGACCGGGATAGAGCCAAGGTGCTTGTCGCTAGTCCTAATCCGGTGAGCAAGGCCGTCTCTATGGCCAAGCTTATTACTGATAGGTCAAAGCTTATCCGTAGGGCAAAGGCCGTTGTTGCCCAGGCAAATGGGACGGATCCGGATCTGGTTGACCAGGTATTTGCACCATTTGCCCTAAGACTTAGGGAATTAGGGGTATCTCAGGAGCATATCCTTGTTCTTCTTGACCAGGCCCTTAATGATGAATATCGTCTCCAATGGCTTGCAACTGACGCCCTATAAATATTAACTATATGGACCATTCAATTAAATCATTTGCAGAGTTCTTGACCGAGAGTCTGGACTGGGAAGACCGGCTTAGGCTTGCTCAGCTTGGTCTTGACCATGGGGCCCGTGTCCTAAAGGTCCAGGTTGACTGGGACCGGCTTAGTCAACCCGGCTGGGACCGGCTGCTAAACTACGTGCATTTACACAACTATATGCACTGTTGGATCTACGAGAACTGGCCGGGTACGACTGAGAGGGATCGTGATTGGGTTGAATGGTATAGTGACAAGATGATCAGGTCAAGACGGAAAGGCCCGGTAGATCCCCGGATTGTGGACTCGGAGATCATGAGGCTCGCTCGCAAGTTTGACGCTGACCTGGTATGGAAAATTCCCGATAATACTTGGCTCGACGCCCGGACCGGCGAGCACATTGGCAAGCTCCACCGGGCTCTTGGCCTTGAATAACTGGCGTGCCTGCACCGCCGGCAGGACCCCCTTGGTGGGGCCGGGCTCGCGATAAATAACTCTATGAAAACACAGACATTTAAGGGGTTCGTTTTGGAGAGCCTTGACCTAGCTGATAAGATTCGCCTGGTAAGCCTTGGGCTAGGTGATGAGTTAACTTGGAAGGTCTTGACCTGTATGGAATCCTTGCGGCTGGATAATGGAGAGCTGGAATCCTCGCGGCTGGATAATGGAGAGCCCGTCCTGATGTGTAATTACTATAGTGACTGGCCCAGTGCCAAGTCGCCTAAGCAGTTTTGGAAGTTGCCCTTGGTTGGGGAATACTCAGCAACTGAGGTTGGTCAAAAGCTGGCGATTATGCTCAAGATGGCCAGGGTGTTTGACGCTGACCTCTTGTGGGACCTTGACACCGGCGACTGGTATGATGCTACAACCGGCGACCTGCTTCCAGAAAAACTACACAAACTACTAAATTTAGGTCAATGATAGACCGGCTGAAATGGACTCCTGGCCTAACCACCCAAAAAAAGGAGCCTTACGGGGCTCCTTGTTGGTCTAGGCCGGTTGTTCTGCTTAAGCTGTTGCTTTTGCTTTACGACCTCTAACCATGTCGTACATTTGGTTAACCACTTTCGGGTTCGCCTTACGACCCGTAATGACACTAGACACATAGGCTGTTGTTACTCCCATTTTAGCTGCGATCACTGCACCATCACCACGATTTTTACGGCCGGCGATGATTTCTCGCTTTTGATCTTGGCTTAATTTTGCGTAGCTCATACCCTTACGGCTTGCTGTCTTGGTTACCGCAACAGTTGCCTCAACTGTTGTAGCGGTGTTTTTGCTTGTTTTGCTCATGTTATAATGAATTTTGTTTAAGATAAGGCTATTGTACCGCTCGCTCTGAACCTTTAGCCGAATTAGAGTAAAAAACATTTTTTGGGAGCCCAAAGAATAAATAAACCTTGATAAAAATTAACTAGTTTTCAAAACATGAAAAATTCAATTATAAAGTCCTATTCTGACTGGTTGACCGAGTCGCTTGGCCTGCACGAGGCTGAGGGCTCCGACTCAACCTCAATGTATCAGGCCGGAGACCGTAAGGGTCTTGTTGCCCTGGCTCAAACCGCTGACTCCGCTCAGATAAAGGCTCACCCAGCCTATGCCGCAGTCATGGAATGGTGGAAGAACGGGTCCGGTAATCTGGGCCTAATCCGGTCAATCCTAAAGCAGGGCTCGGCTCGCAAGACAGATACTACCCGTTCCCTAAAATCAATCTATTACTGGTCGGGTACGGGCTCCTCAGGCCAAGCCACGGCCAACCTTACCGATTTCTATAAGGTCTCTGACTCAATCGTTCGTAACGGCCAACGGCTTGGCCTTGACCAGACCAAACTTACGGGGTTAGCCACCGCCGTTCGGAAGCTAAAGGAGTTACAGCCTAAGGGTTTTGTGCCAAAGACCGTTCAGGTCCTGGGAGCCCTTATTCCAGGAGCCCTAGTCGATAATAAGTTCGATACTCTTAAAATCTCAGATATCGCGGCTGACCTTGACAAGCCCAAGCCAAACGACCAATTGGTTAGGGTGCTTAAGGCCTGGAGAGTTGCCTACTACTCAACCTCTGAATTGGGCAAGGATCCAAAGAGCTCAATTGACTGGTTGGAACAGATGCGTACCAATCCGGACCAGGTCAATAATTACTGGGCCGCAAGCACTCAGATTAATGATGAGAACAAAAAGGCTCTACTTGATCTATTTCAACAAAAGGCTGAGGCCTATGTTGCCCGAAAACAAAAGGCTGGAGTTCAGCTCGACATGCCGAAGGCAATCATGGCCGCAACCGATCTCTATATTGCACCACAGAACGAAAAGATCACGGTTAAGGTGGACACAACCGTTCCGCAAGCAGCTCCTCCACCATTGGTATTTTCCTATCCGGAAGATCCAAAGGGCGATGAAACTAGCCCTAATTTCAAAAAGGGCTTAAGCATGTTTCCGGATAACGGCGTGGCCGTTAAGCCTGAAGCGATTGCCGAGATTAATGCGGCTGTCGAGCAGGCAGTAGACGCGGTGAAATCTGCTGGCGGTACAATAACCGCCATTAGCACTTGGGGTTATTCAAGCACAAGTAGAGTCCCCTCAAAGTACAGGTCAGCGAATGGAAAAACCGGCAATGCTGGACTCGCTCAGGATCGTTTAGCCTCCATTAATAAAGCCCTTGCTGATGCAATCGCTGCCAGCGGAATAACCGTCGTCCCAACTGTCAATACTGCCAAAAACAGAGAGGACCCAGAACGTGGACCGGTTTGGACCGCCAAGGAAATGGCTGATCCAAAGTTCGGCAAGCCAGGTGCAAGAACTCCAGAATACGAGGCAATCTATTCACCTTGGCGATACTCAATGTGTTTCCTAAGCTTCACCTATGAGGTTCCTCAAAAACCTGAAACCGAGGTTTTGGCAACTGCAACTCCTAGCGGAGAATGGAAAGGTCACATAAGCTGGGCGGACGAATCAATCTCAATCAAAATTCCTCGAATTAGATTTAGCCTACCGAGCATGCCTACCATGCCAGCTCCAGGCGGACCTCTTAAGTGTCCAAAATTCTAATCTATTTTGATAATACCCAAAAACCGGACCCAATGAGTCCGGTTTTTTTATGCCTGGAGACCAGACTATTTTTTAAGTTCAATCATTAGCAAGCAGGTTGCAAACAGTCTAAAATCATAAGAGGCCAAATCAAGAATCGTATTGTAATTTTGAGTTCTTAAAAAGCTAAGTTCAATTGCTGCAACCGTTGCGCCTGGCATAAGGAGGACCGCATTATGGCCCGGTGAATGTATCCACATCTCGAATATCCTTTTGACCATGGTCGTGTCCACTCTCATTTCAGGTTGAAACACTGGGCCAGCATACTTCCATTTTGCACAGTTCTCACCAATTGGATATCTGTGAAATCTTCTGGTCCAATTCGCATCAACTCGGTCAAGTCGATTGCCTGCAATATACCAAAACAGGGTATCAGTACCGTTCGTTGGGTCTTGGGTGTGAGTGCATCGATCAACCCTTAATTGATAATCTGCCTGTAACTTACACGCTGAGTCAAGAGTCAGGTCGTATTTTACAAGAGCCAATCCATTTTTTGCCCTGTGAGCATTCACCAACTTTAAAAAATAGAGATCATTTAGATCCTGAGCCGTGGCGATTTCTCCAAATGATAAAAAGAGTATGATGATTAACTTTTTCATGATCTTTGCGGGTATAGTTATATTATACTAAATTGGCACTGCAATTAACCAGTTTAGGCCACACACGAGATCACACTAGCCACACCTTAACTCATCGGTCAATAGTAACCTAACATGAAAATTAGGTCGTCTCAGATCACATAAAAAAAGCCGGGCGTCCGGCTTTTACTGTTATTGAGTTAGTCTACTGTAATCTGATCCAGTTTTTAAACTTCATGACCGATTCATATAGCGCTTCACTAAATTTAAAGCTTTTTAGAAAATCCGGAAAGTCTCTTTTATAACCGGCTAAACTCTCATCCATCTTATTAGAGGTCCACTGCCAGTTAAAGGTTAATACGTCAGGCGTCTTAAATCCAAAGAATTTAAGAACCTGCTTTTCTAGATCAACTGCGCCCTTTCCATTCCAGTTATGGCCTACTGCAATTACGCCGGCCTCCTTGTCTTTTAATAGGTTAGATTCACCTAAGCTAGTGTGTCGATTTTCTAGCCAAGTCAATCTTTCAATTAGTCGAGTGTGTACTGCATTCAATTTGCCCCAACGAACTGACCCAAAAAATATAATTATATCAGATTCAAAAATTGCATTTGCAACTTTATACATTTCGTCTGACTTATTATTAACTGAGGCCCAACATCTGATATTGCCAGTTGGATTATGCTTATCATTGTCTAACTTAGCAGCCTTAACTCCACAGTGATTGCCTTTTTTAGATGAAACGTTTCCCTCACATGAAAAGATTTTTAATTTGGCAACGTCAATGACCTGACAATTATCAAATCTATCAGCCAATTCATCAGCTATCATAGATGACTTTGGTAAGTCAGGCTCACCTTCCCATCTGGTTGAGGTAGTTAAAAAAACGATTTTTTTGTTTTTTTGTTTCTTTAGGTACGAATATAGAGATTTTAATTGGTCCATTAATTATATTAAGAATTAGATATTCTTAGGAGGCGTTGCTTTTTTCTGCTGTAATTGAACAATTTTCTGATTCGTATTCTGAGTTGTTTGTGCAATCGCATTAACTGCCGCATTTGTGCCCTTATTTGCAGCGTAAGTCTTGGCAACCTGTTTTACGGCAAGTTCGCCAACCTCTCCACCTGCAGCATTTGCACCAATCGATGTTGGATTTAATTTAGCCAATAGGGCCAAGAACTTCCTGATTGAGTCTGGCACATTAACTGTTAGAAAGTTAAGAACTTTATCAACGCCGGTTTTGAAAGAGCCGAAGTGCTCAATTATCCAAACGCCTAACGTAGAATCCTTGAGTTTTGCAAGCTGGCTTCCTACCCACTTTGCAACATCAGTAATTAGGGTTAAGATCTTTTGCCCATGGCTCATTGCACCAGCGGCGGCCTTTTTGGCAAGGTTAATTGTGGATGGGTTAGCACCCTTTTTAAAGGCATCAAGCACGGCTTTAATCTCTAGTTTAAACGAGACAGATGCTGCCTGAAACGCTGAGATTGCAACGACCGACCCTAACGTAACAATTCCTTGTAAATCAAGGGACAGTTTTTCAATAGGGATCTGAGTTAACTCAGCCTGAATCCAATAACTTATTGAATGAATAAGGTCGATTATTGCCCCTGAGCCTGGAACAACTGAGTCAGCAACAGCGCTAACCACGTCTGCTGTTAAATGCGCCCAATCGCCAAGGTCCCAATCTTCATTGAGTTCTCGTTCACGTTGTGAGACCCAGTCGTTATATTCTAGTAAGTACTGCATTTTATATTAAGGCTCATCGTCTAAATCAGCGTCATCACTGAGTCCCAATGCCATTGAATTAAAAGAGTCCCATGCTCTAATCTCATCCTTCATTTTCTGGTTAAGCTCGATCAATTCGGTTTTTAGAGTTTCAATCTTAGTTTTATCAGCTTCCTCAGTTGGATTCTTACGAGTTTCATCTGGGATTTCCAAGAATTCTTCTTGTTTTGCTTTGAAAGCTTTAATTGCTTCTCTACGAGCCGTGTCTAGCGTACGATACTGTTCTATTTCAGACTCAGCTGAATCGATAGGCATTTCACCAGTTGCGTCCATTGCTGGAGTTTCTTCAGTTGGCATTTCTGGCATTGCCGTAGCTGGAGTTTCGGCTCCTGCTTCAACCTTTTCAGATTCATCAAGCCATTGTTGATACGTATGGATCATTGTCTTTGTGTTTTTTGTTATTTATCTGATTGCCTAATAAATAAACTAAATGAAGACATTACTTAAATTTAATGATTGGCTACTTGAAAACGTGGCTCAGCCTAGACCGTTAAAGAAAGTTGGTGATTTGGGAATTAATCGTAAATTTGGTAGGAATCCGCACACTGGAGACAAGTACGAAACTGAACTATTTCCAATGTTCAGAAGACTTAAACCTAGAATTGAAGCCTTGCCAAAGAAACCGACACTTGAAGAATTTTTTGCAATGTTGCAAAATTCAGACAACCAGTTCTATTCAATGGTACAAGCGGATACGCTGGCACAACCTGACGTTAGGGAACTTTGGAGAGACCTAACCGGTCGCCGTGCTTCAAAAATGAAGAAGTACAATTTGACTGAGAGTTCAGATGAAACTTCTGGAGAGCCTAGTGCCGTTTGGAGAAGTGAGATTGATCCAAGTTGGAAGATCTTGGTTCTCTGGCCAGAGGATGAACTTTACGGACATGTTGCAAAGATATTTGACTGGTTGGGAACAGCATTCGCTGACCTAAATTCAAAAACAGTATTCATAGATGGAGTTCAGGTTGAGTCTCAAAACCTAACGCAAGATCACATTCTTGCAATTGAGGCTCATGAAATTTCGCATTCATTACTCAATCATCATGAATCTAATCGTCTTTCGAAATACGATGAACGGCAAGAAAGAGAAGCTGACTGGCTTGCAATCCGAATATTAGATCAATTGGGCTTCGGAAAGGCCTCAGTTCTTTTAGAAGAACGATATCAAAATTACTATGACGAATCATCGTCAGAACTTGAGAATATAGACGGCCTTAAGATATCACTCGAAGAGTACGTCAAATAAAAAAAATAGATGGCTATGACACTTCCTAAAATCGGAGACATTAAGAAATTCTCCTTTGGTGAAATGACCTCTAATGATAATGGTAAAACCTCTGCGACTTCAACGTCTGGAGCCTATATCATTTTCATCGGTGGTCTTTGCTTCTTTCTAGGATGCATCGATAAGATGTTTCTAGATAAGTCGATTGACATCATCAATCAATCTGTGATGTTCACAACGATTGGTGCTGCACTACTTGGAGTTAAGAATGTGATTAACGGCAAACAACCTAAAGCTGAAAAAGCTGAGGATGTTAAACCTGAAGCAGAACAACTTAATTCTTAACTGAATTTCTTGTGAAAGACAAAACCGCCCAAGTGGCGGTTTTTTTTATTTGGTAAATCGACCGATTGAATAAATTTGGTGCTTAACGTCGGCTGATAGTTCTTGAACTATTACTCCCATCTTTCTGTTTGCTGCATGCACGAATTGCCCGTTTCCAAGATAAAATGCAACATGCCAACCTGACGGGCTTCGTTTACTCATAAAAAAGAGTAGATCGCCTATTTGTAAATCGCAAAAATCTACCTTAGTTGATTCTCGGTATTGTGACTTGGCTGTTCTTGGGATAAGTATTCCCAAATCCATTAAAATTCTTTGAGTGAACCCTGAGCAGTCAATTCCAGCTTTAGTAGTTCCACCGTATCGATACGGCTTACCTATCCAAGGTTTAACTAATGAATCGACTTTCTGATCCGCTATTTTGGTTTGGCTCTGACCTAGAGTCATGAACCCAATGAATAATATGATTGTTAAGAATATTGCTTTCATAATTTGTAACTTTTTTAATGACCTGTAATTGATTGATAGTATTCCCAGAGGTCCTGGCACTTTTCATACTCCTCTTTACTTTCTAGATATTTTATTATGGTTAGGATTTCATTCCAGTAGACTGAGGTGATTCCCTTTTTATAAACATCGTTATATTTCTTGATCCATTCTCTTTCTTGACCATCTTCTCTTTCCGGTAATGCGTTTGTCATTATAGTATCCCATTTTTAGGCGAGGCTTTACCTCTATAGTATATTTAACGTCCACGTCCAGTAACTTAGTAAGGCACTCAACGAAATCGGCAGTGTGTAAACTTAATACTGACGTATAATCATCATCTCGATATCCACCGAATAACGCGCACGAAACGGGTAGAGGTCGACCTAATATTTCATCCATCTCTTTCACCCAACTCCAAAAAAGAGTTGAACATGCTGTCCAGTAATCAGTTTCACATTGGCTTCCTAGATTATCGTCAGCGTGAGAATCTGCCCCATGGCACCAAACCACATACTGAATTTTGTCAGTAATGATTGCATGCTTTAGTCTCTCCAACCATTTAGCTAAATCTGCCAAGTAGTCTGAATCATGGCCGGCTGGATTAATATTAAAGTCGTGAGGAATCGCTGAGTTTAGATCCTTACAAAAGGCTCGGCTGTCCTCAATTGAATTGCCGAAATGGCCGTCTAGATCAAGATAGGCGCCGCTTAGTCCAAACTCCTGGTAAATCTTTAGTGAAGCAATAACTTGACCACTAAAGGTGCAGTATCCACTTCCACCGCTTGGGCGTGCATGGTGAAATCCACTGGTTGGGCTAAAGCTAACCTCGGCTGGATTCACTATTGAATTTCGTATTGCTGCATGCAATGATGCATTCGTGTATCTTACAGACTCAGCGAATTGTTTTGACCAGGAAAGCCCATTTGAGCGGCAGCGGCCAGTTCCTTTAAAGAATTCGTCAATGTAGCCAGTTTCGTGAGCTAATTTAAAATCGTGTTTAGAATAGGGTGCAAAGTCATCAGTCACTGAAAAATGATTAATTAGACCCTTTTGGCTAAAGTATTCCAATAATAGCTTGGGTTTTAGCGGGGACTTACTGTAGTTAGAGTAAGAGTCCTGTGCTAGAACTTGACGGTCATTATAGAAAGTTTTTATTTTTTGGGTTCTCATAGTATTATTATACCAAAAAGGAGCTAACACGGTTGTTAGCTCCAATCGGCAATCATAGGGTTAATAGTTATTAGTCGTAAAGATATTATACTTAATTAGTCGATCGACTTGCCGTTCTTAAAAAATTTATCCAAATTTTCCATGTGCTTAAATAGTTCATCAGCGGTCAACGGCGGAAGATTTGAGAGCTCGGATAGCTGAACCATTCGATTAGCGAATGCATACATCACCAATTCACCAAGAAGACCGCGCATGAAATCGAAGAGGCTCCAGCCAGAGATTCCGCTAAACTCAGTATCAGCAGGCTCTTCTTCTCGGTAAAGTTCCAATAGATCATCAACTACTAATTCTGACTCAAGTAATTGCTTAATATTAATATCTAATATTGAATGAAACGTATCATCCTCTCCTTCTGGGTCAAGCTCATCAATCGCTAATGCCATTAAGGTTGGGTAAATATCCACAGAGTCTTCATCTCCTTCTACTGGTTTTATTTCGCCAACCCAGATCAGGCACACTGCGTCAACCTTCACTTTAGATTTTTCAATCTTGGCCGAGTTCAATAATTTTACTAGCTCATCAAACGGAAGGCCTCTCATGTAGTTAATGAATATGAAATTCAGCTGATCAGTATACGGTTCAAGAAGTTTGATAACGTCTCGAATCGTGACCTTTGGTTCAATGAATACTTCATACGGCAAATACCAGGAAATAGGTAATTCAGACTCAGTGATACTTCGGTCAATCCACTTTTCACTAGATTCATCCCAAAATGAGATTAAAATTGATTTCTTATTGAATGTTATCTTTTGCATACTGCATCTTTTACTATGGAATGATCAGCGGTTCCGAAAATAAATAACTCAAAGTAATTTTTATATTCATGATAAATTCATTTATTGACATGGTCAACGAATCCAATCTAAACAAAGATGGCCTAGTTGACGAAATGGGAGTTAAAAGACCCGAAAGACTTTCAGGTAGTCAAATGGGAACAATTCGTCAAGAAACCATTAGACGAAGAGAGCAAATGGCAAATCGCCCACCTGCTAGATCATTCACGCAAGTTGCAGCAGAGTTGGAACAAGCTTTAAAGAATATTCCTAGGACTCAAATAACGATGGAAAAACCTTCAAACACTAGAAGTTATTATCCTAAGTTTCCACAAGAAATAGTTGACTTGATGAATGAATTAAAGGGGATCGATGAAAATCGATTCACTAGTAATTTTGGCTATTGGAAAGACATCTATCCAAATAATAGCAATGCAATTCATTTTAGAACAGAAGGTCCTTCTGATTCACAACGAAGTCATTTTCCAAATGGCGGAATTCCAGCTGGTCTTAGGGGAACCGGTCTTGGTTATAAACTTTATCGAACTCTATTAAAATACGCGGGTTACATATCCTCAAATACGTCAGGCACAAGAGAAAAGGATAAAGCTTGGGGATCAATGCTAGATTACAAAGCAAATCCTGATGGATCTCCTTCTGAGGACGATTGTCATGCAATAATCGGGCCTTCTAACTGGATGGCCATCGATAAAACAACTTTACCTGACAGAGAAAAAGTTGATGTTGCTCAAATATTTATAACTAGCACAATCGGATTAAACAACACAAAGAGCGATCGTTTTGACATGGACGATGAACTTCTTGCAATAATGCCAGATACGTTCCTAACTAAACTTCACCCAAGTTATATAGATGAGCTTTTAAATCAGACCAGATTAACTCCTGAAAGAAAAGAACAGATCATCGCTGCTCGAACCGAATCTCAACGCCTTGAAAGAGAAAGAGCTGAACGTGAAGAAACTGAACGCCGTGAACTTCAAGCACGACAAGAGGCTGAGACACGTCAGCTCCTTGCTACTAGACTTACCCAGTTCGGTGCAGATCCTGACGCTGAGTGGAATATCGGAGACTTCATCGTCGTTAAACAATACTTGTACAACTCAAGTTACCAAGATCTACCGATTCGTAGAGTAGTTGCACAAGACGGTCGTAGTTACGTTGCGGTTAAAATAGCAGATGCGATTAGAATTGATGCTGGTGAAATCTCTCCAGGTCAATCGAATGATTTTCGCACTACTTCTGATAAAACCTCATGGATTAAAATTAATTTAGAAAGTATCCCTGACCTCGATGCAATTAACTTAACTTCGCTCGAAAAAAGATACGTCCAGTCTCTATTGGACCCAGAAGACCTTGAAAGACGTAGAGAAGCTGAAAGAGAAGCTGAAAGACAGCGAGTTGAAAGAGAACGTCAAGAGAATACTGAGAGGGCTGGATCAAAAGACACTTTCGGCGGGTTACCGACAAACGGTCGTGATTTAAAGCAGTTGACAATTAATAGACCTTCATTACAATCAATCGATCTATTAAAGAAAGCGAGAACTGGCGATTTTGTTAAGTTCATATTATTAGCACCATCTCAAAGAGATCAACTTAGAGGATACACCGGTATTCCAGTATTCGCAGCATTTAAAAGAATAGGCCCTCAAGGTAGATCGGTTAGACCAATTGAGACGCCTGAAGAATTAATTTCAAATCCACGAAATTCTGTGATAATCAACTTGGTAACAGGTAAATCAATTCAACCTCCATTCACTGGGCTTGGCCTAACTGCTTATCGAGTTGAGCCGGTTACTGAAGATGATAAACTTAGTGCACGAGGCGGAGATCATTACTACATCGCGAATCACATGAATAACTGGGGAATCCTAGCCAAATGCGATTACACAACCAGAAATACTGCAAATCAACCATTCATCTACATGAATACTTTCGGTGGAGGAGAGAGACCTACTGCAGTTCGTCTTGACCTATTGAGAAAGTTGGTTGGAGACCCTATTGAACTATAATAGGAGGATGCATTTCGTAAAACTTGGAGAGCCTTTCTCTAAATTTAAAGTAGTACTCACGCATCTCGCTTGAGTCCATTCTGAAGTGCTGAGGAGCGATGGTGACCTCATTTGAGATCCAGATTCTACACGTAACTGCCTTTACCTGCATTCTATCCCAAACGGCTACCGAATATGCTGCCACTTGGTGCTTGTAATCTTCAATCCATTTCTCGTCCTTTGGTTTACGAGCGGTCTTGAAATCAACTATTGCAACATCGTTCGTTATTAATTCTGACACATTATCCACAGCACCAGCAAATCCACCATCTCTAGCGGTCCATAGGAATTTCTCCTGAGCAATCACTCGTTTAATTTCATCGAATGAATTTGACTTTATGAAGTTATAGAAGAGCATGCCGCCGACTATTTTTGCTCGATTGTCAAATTGATCAATCTCGTCGTCTAGCCTTGCCAATGACAGGGTATCCTCAAGCCTGTCCTTGACCGACATTGACTGAGGTAAGTTAAGATAAATTTCACACAATCTGTGCATGACAGTTCCACGGTTGGCCGCGTCCTTACCTATTTGATCAGCCTTTTGATGGCCAACTCTGTTTCGCCAAGCATCAAGCCCACTCTTATCAGAAGTTTCACCCAGGACTGAGGTTACACTTGGAAATGTTCCGACTATTCCAGTTGAATCTGATACTTGGTAGTATCGGAAACCATTCATTACGACTCTCTTTATTGATTCTGACATCGGATAAATAAATTTACAATATATTACACAAGAAATATGGAAAGTTTAAAAATGATTAAGCCGTTCAGAGACTTCAGGTCAATGAATGAAGGCACGTTCAAAGACTGGTTGACTGGTAAGAGTGAAGAGGGCGAGGCAAAAAAGAAGGAAACTTCTGCTAAGCAAGGAATAACTGACGATACTCTATCTGACTTTTACAAAACATTAGAAGATTTTGCAAAAGCTGGCAAATCGATCGTTGTTCAAAAACAGGGAGAATTCCAGTATTCTAAAATGGTAGAGAACATTCAGGCTGCTTTAACCTTTTTAGGCTACTCTCTGCCTAACTGGGGCGTGGATGGTTATTTTGGACCAGAAACCGCAGCTGCGATCAAGAAGTTCAATGAGGACACTAAAAAAGACCAGGGAATCTAATGATTGGCTCGTATACTGATTTTAAAAAGTTAATATTGGAAGCTGCACAGGCTGACGAACTTCGGGATAAATTAACGACTCTTGGCTATTCTGAAAAATCCAAAGAGCTTAGTAGCGGTGGAGATATTACAGCTGACATAGCAAAAATTGTGGAAGTGGTGCTTGATGAATTTAAGAAAATTGCGCCAACCGTAAAGATTAAGGTAACTAGTGGAAATGATGTGTTTCATCATAACTTATCGTATGTTAGCCGCCATACTAAAGGGCAAGCAATTGATTTGACCGTTAACCCTAATACTGCTGAGACTCGTCAGCAATTAACGGCAGTCTTAGATAGAGTATCCGACGGTACTCCAGGTTTTAGCTACATTGATGAATACTCTAATCCTAGTAAATCGGCGACCGGCGGACACTTCCATTTGTCTTATGGTAATCATGCAGAAAATTCAAAAACAGCTAACGCAAAGACTGATGATCCAATCACGGTTACTGGATTGACTGGCGCAGCTGCCGCTGATTCAACTGAATCTGCTACTAGCGTTATTATTGACGCTGACCTAATAACTCGACTTATTAACACGTTAAAGGAAAAGAATTTTTCAGAAAAAAATTTAGCCAAATTCGCAGAACTTAAAAAGACCGACTCAGGTAAAGCTATTGAACTTGACGTTAACGACTTTGACGGAATAGTTGCAAAGGTTATTGATAATCTCGAAGGCGGTTACTATCATCCTGACATGCTGAATGACGGTCGAGTAAAAGATGATAGATACGGCAATTCGGGAGAAACGATGATGGGAATTGATCGTAAAGCAGGCGGTGCAATTAACACAACACCTGAGGGCATCAAGTTTTGGAATCTAATTGATTCAGCTAATGCAAGATCAGAGTGGAAATGGGGATATCGCGGAGGCCAACTTGAGACTCAACTACGAGAGCTCGCTGGTAAAATGATTAAGCGTTACTATGACACTTATGCTACGAAATACTTATCAGGACCAGCGCTAGCGATCGTTAATGAGAATCCTAAACTTCTTTTCAATTTTGTATATTCAGTATGGAACGGGCCAGGTTGGTTCGATAAATTTGCAGAAACCGTAAACGATGCAGTTCGCAGAGGAGTAACTGACCCTGAGGAACTTGCTAAACTTGCAATTAACAGTAGAGCAAATAGCGGAAATAGTTTAATTTCGCAGGGCGGCAAAAAGATTGCCACGTTATTAGACGTACAAGTCGCTTAATCTTGTGCTAGGCCAAGTTCACCAACCGTTTTTGGAATCTTAACAATTTCACCGTTAATGTATTCAAAATTATCAAGATTAGTAGTCTTCATCGACTCTAATAGATTTGAGTACTCCATGCCAGTTTCATAGTGATTCGCAACGAACCATGCAATTCTTTCCTCATACGTGAGCTCACGGTTAGGATCTTCACGATCGACCAGATAATACTCGCGATTAGGTTGATCAGCGTCTCCAGTTTCAAGAGCTTGCTTGATCCATTCAGCGTAAATTAGGATTTCGCAAGTTGCGATTTTCATGTCTTGAGAAATTCCTCCAGTATCTGGATCGATATCTCTAAATCTTATTTCTATCATATATTAATTACTTAAAGGTAATTTGGTGTGATTGAAACTCTATATTTTAATGTTCTATTAGTCATATCCATGATCCCGAATGTTACTGAATCATATTTGGGATTAACCATTGTTGGTGTTATCATGTAGCCTTCCAATTTATCTAGTGTTTGCTTAACCTTATTAACTAAACTAGCAGGTATTTTAGTTTCAACTTCTGATTTTTCAAATGTTTCTGGATTGTAGTAATCCGATTTGTAGTTTTCCATAATTTATATTTTTTTAGTTTGATAAAGGCATTTTAATAGTTGGGTGTGATTGATAATTTTCAAGTTGAAAGTCAGATATGTCAAACTCTTCAAATAATCGTTCGTCATTGGGATGCTTATATTCTTCAGGGTAACCCACAATTTTTAATGTTGGTAATGGGTATGGTTCTCTAGTTCTGTTCGGTATATTATTCTTTTTAAAAAATTCATCATAATTTGCTTTGGATAATTCATCAAAACTCATTACATTATTTTTAACTAAAGATAACCTTTCTTCCAAACTCAACTCTCTACCAATCTGCTCCTTTGCTTGTTCAATATGGTTTGAGTATAAATGTGTATCACCCAAATTACCAATCAACTCATCAGGAACCATGTTAACTTCTTTAGCGATTATCTCTAATAACAATCCATAAGAAGCAATGTTAAATGGTAAGCCTAATCCTGTGTCTACTGATCTTTGATTCCACATTAATGAGATTGCTCTTTTAGGTATTCCGTGAGTATCTAAATGAACATCAGTGTTAAATTGATTCTTTTGTTCATCATTGGCAAATCCAAACTTACTATCCCAGACTTGCAATCTTTCTTTCAAACTCAACTCTCTTGTAAAAAACTGAAAATCTGTATGGCAAGGTGGAAGAACCATTTCATCCAATTCTCCGACATTCCAAGCACTAACTTTATTACGTCTTGAGTCTGGGTCTATTTTAAGTAGATTGATTGAGTTTGCGATTTGGTCTATTGGCTGTCTTTCATTAATATCAAATGTAAAGTGCGTCTCTCCTTTATGAATATAAGATTTAGTTTCTATATTAGGTTTAATATCCCAATTTCTCCATTGCTTACCGTAAATCGGACCTAAATCACCCCATTTCTTAGCAAACTCATCATCTGTTTTGATTTTGTTGATGAATTCTTCTTGTGTGTAGGGTCTTCCTTCTGGGTGTAAATGTTCTTTATTCATAAGTTTATTTTTTATATTTCCATTTGTATCCTAACGCAGTTTCACCCTTTCCTTTACAACAATTAGTTATTGTACTAGAGCTATATTTTTTAGCGTTAAGGTATCTAACTGCGTCTGCCGCTGATTTGTGTTCCATAATAATGTTACCTTCCAAATCAAGCTGTAAAACAGGTTTTTTATTTTTTTCGTGTACTATATTTAAAAATTTAGAATAATCTGTATGTCTATTTTCAATTAATTTCTTCCAATCTGTATTATCTTTTATTTTTCTTATTCTTTCTGGATTTGAATAATCTATAAGTTTAGATCTTTCCATAAAGATTTTCTTTCTTTCCTCCTCAGTTAAACCAACCCCGTTTAAATGATCGGCTCTTCCTTTTTTATGAAACACTGGGTTATCATAATTTATATACTTTGAAGTATCCCCACCATCTCCTTCCTCTACTTTAAGATTGGCAAATTCTTCGGATTCAACAATGTTTAATTTTATTGAAATTTCTTTAGACTTTATTTTAAATTCTTCCAGATTGTCAGTTTCAAACAAAATTTCTGTTTTTATCTCATCTGTTGAAATCTCGTGTTTTTTTAGGTGCCTTAGCCATATTTTTCCGCTACCTATGTATTTGTAAGGATCCTTGGTAGTTTTTCCTAGGTATTTAAGACCAAGAGGGGAAGTTTTAAGATAAAGAATGTATTTTTCCATAGATTTTTATTTTATATATCTTTGGCGATGCTAATAAAAATTACTTATCTTCTTCCTTATATTTTTCACATTCTTTAAGATATGCTTGATAGCCGTCCCCAGTCCAGATGTTGCAATCATTGTCAAGTAAGTACTTTAAGTCACTTCGGCCTTTTAAAAACCATAACAGTTCAGTTACCACTGATTTCCAAGCCATCTTTTTAGTTGTGAGTAATGGAAAGCCGTCGCTCATTTTATGACGTATTTGTCTACCAAATACTGAGATTGTTCCTGTACCTGTTCTGTCTTGTTTCTTAAATCCATTATCAAGTATGTCTTGAAGTAGGTCTGTAT